GTCCATCTGGTTGAGCAAGGCGGTGAACTCCCAGAGGCGGAGGGTCTGGGCGTCAGCCCACGAGAACCCGAAACGGTCGGCCACGAGGGCGAGGTTTACGACCCTTCGGGCTCGATAGGGTCCGGCTTCGACGAGGTGGTGGTGATCTTCAGCGCCCCTGCGTCCTCGTACGTGAAGGACGGGTCGTCCCGCCGCTTCGAGATGAACGCGAGCGCCTGGAGCATTCGGCCCTTGGGCTTGTCGTCCTGCCCGAGGGCGTCGAGGGGCATCCCCGTTAGGTCTTCGATCTCGACCACCTCAGCGATGGTGAGATCGTTGATGTCGATGTTGAGCACATCATCTGGCGTGTCAGTCATTTCTTGTACCTCCCAACCACACGGTCTGTGCCGTGCTTTTGACGGAACTTCTTCGAAATCCTGTTCATGCCCTTGACGAACTCGTCCACGATCTCCGGGTACGCCTTGGGGATCGACGAACGCAGGTACGGGGTGCCCTTGGTGCGCTCCCCTGTGGCCGGGATGTACCGGCCCGTGTGGATGGCGCGGGCGTAGGGCACCTTGGAAGCGGTGCCCGCTTTGATTCGGGCGTAGCGACGCGTGCCCTCCGCCTTGATGGAGTCCCGAAGTTTCCCGGTCTGAACCGGGACAGCCCGCTTGGCGTGCGGCACGATCTTCTCGGCCGCAGCCTTGGTGACGGCCTTCATCTCCTTGCTGAGCTCAACGTCGCCGATCTTGCGTAGTGACGTAGCGAGTCCGGAGATGCCCCCGGCCCGCATGAGCTGGTCGGTCTGGCGCCCCACGTTTAGAACGCGGTGTCGGTCGAGGTGTACTCGATCTTGACGGCGGCGTCGCTGCCGTTGTCGAGGACCGTAAACGGCAGCTCGATCGTGGAGAGGTCGTCAAGCGACGCCGTGGGGGTCGACCCCGTGAACACACACACCGGCATGGTCACCGCGAAGGTCGGGTAGTAGGACCCGGCGATCGCCGTCGACATGGCCGCAATGAGCTCCAATTTAAAGGTCGTACCTGCCACGAACTTTTCGTAATTTCCCATGGTGGCGAATTCGCCACTGATGGAACCGGTGTACGACGGCAGGGAACTGCGCTTGGGCTGACCCTTGACGGCCGATCCCTTGAGGAAACGGCGGTCTGTCTTCATTCCGAGGTCCCCAGACAGGCTGAAGGACGTGAAGGTGCTCGCGGCCGAGTCGTCGATTTCGACGGTCACGTCCGTGTACACGAACACGTCGGACCCGCTCGGGTACGACGGGGTGGCGAGGGCGGTCGTGTTCTGCTCCGCCTCGGAATCGAAGTCAAAGGTCATCGACACGGCCGAGCCAACGTCCGCACTGATGCTCCAGCCGGTGATGACTGAGCCCTCGTAGGTGAACGCCTGGACACTGCCGTTGGAATCCGCCTTCCCAACTTGCACGGTATAACTCGTGGCTGGGCCAACATCGTTTGTCTCAAACGTTGACTTATAGGCCGCCGTGCCGCCCTGCTGGGTCGGGCCGGACGATCCGCCGAGGGCGTGCTGCAGAAGCAGGCCGAGGCCCTTGTTCAGCACGTCGATCTCGATGGAGCCGGTGGCGCCGACGGAGATCGTGTCGTGACGGTCACTGCGGATGGTCTGTTGGTCCTTCCGGAATCCAACGGACTCGATGTACTCAACGTCCCTCTGCCATGGATCAGACTTGGCTTCAAACGCTCGGGTGGGTGCTACGGCCGTTCCATACGCGCCGGTTTCGATACCGACTTGGACGACCGAATCCAAAATGCTCACAGGTCAGCCTCCTCGGGCTTTGTGGTGGCCACGGTGGCCGGGTGGAAGTCGGGGTGATCCGCGAGGGACTGGGCGTCCTCCGCACTCACGGCGACTGGGACTCCGTGAAGGAATTCCACGGGTCCGTTTGGTAGGTGTAGGACGACACCATCCGAGCCGCCGGTGTAGACGACCTCCGACGGTGCCGCGTTCTTCTTGGAAGGCATCAGATGAGCTTTCCTTTCACGCGAACGTGGACGGTGACGAAAACTCGGGGGCCGTCGACCCCGGCTTCGGCGCTGGACATGGACAGACCGGAACACTCGATGAACATGAGTCCGGTGACGGCTCCCGACAGGGTCGGGTAATCGTTGACGACGTTTTCGACGCTGGTGGCGAGGGCGACGGCGCGCTCCTCTGCCTCCTGCAGTCCGGCCGCTTTACTCTGGACGGCAACGTGGATGTCCACGGTGTAGTCCTCAACCAGGCGGCGGCGACCCGAGGCGAACGCCTGCGGGGTCTGCTCGTTGGAGGAAATGTCCCCCATGAAAATGCTCTCGCGGCGCATCGCACCGCCACTGTCCCCGTACGTGATTTGCACGCCGGAGATGTCGGCCTGAAGTTTGGTCAGCAGAGCGGCTTTGGTGGCGTACATCGTCGTGCCTGCCATCGCCTACTCCTCTGACGGGTCGAACGCCTCGGACCCAACCGGGGCGAGGTTCAACGGCACGTAGTGCTCATCCCCGAGACCGTCGGGCAGCGGGGCCATCCCTTCGAGGGAACGGACCTCGTTGATGGAGTAGATCCCGGACTGGATGCCCTTCGAGTAGGTGTCCCACCTCTCGTTACCGGCTCGTGAGATGGCGCCCACATCGAAGCGTGCGAAGGCGACCGCAATGCCCTCGCTGCGCATGATCGTTGTGAACGCACTAGAGACCTTGTTGGCGAGGGGACGGAGGCTGTACTGAACCATCGCCGTGTTCATCTCGTGGATACCAGTTCCCCAACTGGTGGCCCGGCTGGTGTCGGCGAGCAGGAACGGCGGCAGGCCATACAGACGGGCCACGTCCTGCACGGTCGCTTCACGGCTGGCGATCCACTGCGAGTCCTCGGGACTGAGCGAGACCGTCGAGAACTTCGCCGACTCGGTGAGGACGGCGAGGCGGTGGCCGTTGGACCCTCCGCGGTGCACGTCATTCCAGGCCGACTTCATCTGTGCCACACCCTCTGGTGAGAGCTGGCCGGGCACCTCGACGATAGCGCCGGGGATGGCGCTGTTGCCGAAGAACGCCGCCCCGTAGCGTTGGACACCGAGGCCGGTGCCGATCATCTCCCGAGCTGCCGCTATGGGCGACAGCCCCTCGACGGTGCCGGGTTTGATGACCGATCCCCGCACCATGGTGATGTCGCGGGCGGAGAAGGTGGTGCCGGGGGCGGAGTTGGAAGTGAAGGTCAGGCGCTGGACACCTTCGGAGTTATCGACGGTTGGTGTGATGTCACGCGGGTCGAGGACGCTGAGGTTCAGGACCCGGCCGGTGCTGTCACGCAGCGTTGCGATGTACGCATTGCCGTCGGTGAGGAGAGAGACGACCGCTTGACCGACCACTTCGTGGTTCGCCAACGTCGGACTCATCTGCGTGAGCCACGACGGCAGTGGCCGGAAGGGGCGCTCGATGCCGCCGGACCGGTAGAAGGTCGAAAGTTCCAGGTTGGAGATCACGTCGGACAGGAGGCGGATGGCGGCGTAGACGGCCGTCAGGTTGAAGGCGGTGTCCGAGTTGACGACCTCGCCCGATGCCGTCGCGAGATCGGTCTCGTCGAGGCCACGCCCCCACACATCTTGAAAAGAGAGGGAGCGCTCCTCAACACGGTTGCCCAGTAGGCGTCGGATCATGCGTCACGCCTCCCGGAGGAGTCGAGGGACCAAGCCACCCGCAGGGCGAAAGCGCCGCCGACCACGAGGGCAAGCGGAGGCCACGCCATGGAGAGGCCGTAGAGGACAGCGATGATGCCGCCGAAGGTGAGGGCGGCGATAAGCCATTCCATGGCTCCTCCTAAAACGCGACAGGCGCCCGATGACGATGCCGCTGGAGGACGACATTGCAATCGGGAAGCGGCGTGGGTCTGGCCATCGAAGGTTGGGCGAGCATGATGTTCCCGAATTCCGAGGCGACGCTTATCGCTCTGTCCGGAATGCGGCTTCGCTGTTCCAAAATGTGATAGCGGGCGAGGGTCTTTGCGGCCCATCGGATGTCGGACGGGGCGGTAGAGCCGACGCCATGCTCGTATTCAATGGCGACAAGGTTTCCAGGCTGGGTGAAAGCCCAGATGGCGTCCTTGCGGGTCATCTGGCCGTTCTCGAACAGAGCAACGTCGGCGATCT